CATGTCGTTAAACATTTGAGAGAATCTCTTTCTCAAACGACCAACAAACTTAGCAAACTTAAGTTCGTCTCTCAGAATCTCAGAAGAACGACCAAGGTTAAAACCACCATCGGCAGCAATTCTTGATTCTGGGACTCCAAGTGATCTATAAAGTTTCTTTTGAAAATACTCAATATCAGCAAGTTCGCCAAGGTTTTGACCACCAGGAAGTGTGGTGATTTCTGTACCACGACCACCTTCTCTTCTTGGAAGCCAGAAGTCTTCCATCATTGACATAAACTTACGGTCATCACGGACTTCACCCGTGTTTGCATCATAAGCAAGTTTATTTCTATAGCGAGACATAACCTCTTTGAGGTATTGCTCTGCTTTTACCTTTGGAAGATTGCCAACGTCAATATAGAAAATACGACGCTCAGGTGCTCTAGACAAACGATAGATGACAAGAGAGTCCTCAATCATTCTGAGTTGATTGAGTGACTTAATTGCTTTGTGAAGATATGAAAGAACTGATCCCTTATTTCTATCTACTAAACCAGAACTGCAATAAACAATAGAATCTTTTGCAATTTTTACAGATTCTTTTTTATTTCCAGCACCACTAAATGTGCCGCTGCTATAATTTGACTTTGGAGTATATACAAAATACTCCTCAATCTGAGGTTCTAATGAATATGCATCTGTTTGGTTTTTTTGACCAGGGATTTTAATATTAGTTCTTGGATCTTTTTTCTTTTCTTGACGAACGTATTTAATTTTCATTGGGTCAATATATCTCAGGTCTTGGATTCCTGCCTGAGGATTCTTGACATCAATAACTTTGAGATAGTAAACTCTACCATCAACATACCAGTTTCTAAAGATTTCGTGTGCCTTTCTATCGAAATCTAAAATTTCTTTCAGATATTTAAATTCTTCTCTAATTATTTTTTTCAGTTTGTCACTTGCATTGAGATTTGATAATTCAATCTCTACAGGTGAATCATACAGATCACTAACAATTGCCTCATTTACAACATCTTCAATTGCTCCATCACATTCTGGATGAAGTGCCATTTCACGATATCTTTTGATGAGATCGTGTTCGGTTCTATATACTCCTTCAATATCTACATATTGACCATAAAAACCACTCGCAATATAATGGTCAACCCCGTCCTCATTGGTTTGAGGAACGGGGGAAATTACTGAGGGTGGTTTTTGGTTGCCGTCAATAGAAAAACCAAAAAGTCTTGCCATCGTATAATAAGTCTACTTGTTATGGACTATTTAGTTGATGTCTTCGCCGCCTGCATTAGCGCCGCTTCCTTTGATCGCTTCCCACCATTGAACTTGAAGTTCAACAGTGAATTCTTGAATGCCTTGTGCATCGTATGAAAGTTCAATAGGAGCAACCTGAGTTGGGAAAACATCATAGAAATGATACTTTCTCAGAGTGTCACCATTGCGATCAAGTTGATATACATAAGCATCTGCTTGATAAGAAGCAGGATCAGTTGCTCCAGTGTTGTCAGAAACGCGGTTGATTGTATTCATCCACTTTTCGAAAGCGGAGCGAATAGCAAAATCGGTATCATTAATAACCGTGATCGACCAAGTATCAAAGGTTCTGTCGCCAGCAATCTTTAAAACTCTTCCTCTAAAAGGAACTTCAATTGGAGCAACGTTAGATGCTGGAAGATTTGCTGCTTTAACAAGGAATCTTGCCTTGTTTAAAATGTCATTTGCATCAGCAACTCCAACTACAGATGGGAACGAAAGTTCCACTTCAAATAGATTGGAGCGTGCGCCACCACCAGACAGTTTACTCTTGAAGTCAGTAATCTTTCTTAGTGGGGGTGGATTAAGTTGATTTCTAGTTGCCATTGTTTTTTACCTCTAAGTTTGATTAATAATTAAACGTTACCGATTACTTCTTCAAAAGAAACACCAGTTCTAGTAGCAACAAAGGTCAGACCAATGAAGTTAATTGATCTGTTTGGTTTTACATAAACGTCAGCAACAAATTCGTTGTTGTCAATGACAGCAGCGGTATTGTTGGTCTCGTCACAAATGACGACATAATCAAAGATTCCTCTCTTTGCCTGAACATCACGCAGGAAAGGTTCAATGATGTTTACAAAGTTTGTTCTTGTAATCTCATCATTGAATTCGAAGAGTTGATCTCTTGCTGCAGCAGCAATTGCTTTCTCCAGATAGAGGAACAATCTACGAACGTTGATTCTATCGAATGCAGAAGACTTACCGTATCCAGTTTTATCACCGAAAAGGATAATTCCATCTCCAGGTGAGAAGATAACAGGGTTGATTCTGTTAGAATACAATTTGTCTCTCTGAACCTTGCTTGGATTGTATGCAAGTTTTACCGCATTGAGGATTGCTCCTCTTTGAGTTCCTGCAGGAGAGAACCAAGGGAAGTTATTCAGATCGTTTCTAGCGCAAGTTCCAGCAACGTCACCATTCAGAGGAACATAACGGAAAGTGTCGTTGAATCTATCATACATGTATTTGTAACCACTATCAAAGACTGCATAAGTTGATGAAGTGATTGGAGCATAGAAACTGACCAAATTATTGGTAATTGTGGCATCGGAATTGACAGTCACAGATCCAGCAGTTCCATCATTCAAGAATGCAAGTCTATATGGTGAGACGAATGCTAAAGCATCTTGTCTCAGTTCTGCAACTGAAATCAATTTGTTTGCCAGTGCTTGTGCAGTTTCTTTAGCATAGTTTGCTGATCCCATCAAGAGGAAATCAACATCATAGTTGTCAGCGTTCTCAAAGAGATCATAACCCTCTGAAAGTTTTCCAAGGGTTGAGGTTAAAGCACCAGTTTGCTCAAGATCTGCCAATCCATCATAATTATAACCAAGACTCATTGTAAGAGTACTTGCTCCATTAGCGGCAAATGTGATTCCACTTGCATCTTGATCCCAACCAGTATCAGTCTCAAGATTGAAACTTGAGCTGTTTGTGGTGAATCCAACTACAGTCGTTGCAGATGGCTCACTACCACCAAAGACGTATTGGGAATTAATTGCGAGATACTTTCTCCAGTATGAAGTGCTTCCGAGTGAATACTCAGCATCCTTTGCCTTGGAAAGTGATAAATGCTTTTCTAATATAGTTCCAGAGTTGCCAGTTATTTTACCAGCATCATCATATACAACAACGTGAACTTCATCGAATCTTGAACTTCTTGCTTCGGCATATGAAGAAGTTCCAGGTCTATCAGCAAGAGTATTCCAATAAACGGTAGATCCAGTCAGAGAAATGGTTTGCTGATCAAACCAATCTTTTTGTGTAGTATATGTTGTGCTTCCAACTGCGACAGATTGACCTGTAGTGTGAATTGCAACACTTCCAGATGAAGAGAATGCATAAACACCAGATGGTTGATAATCAACTTCGGTTACGGTGCCAGCAGCAGAAACATGTGCTAAGACCTTGACTGAAGCATTAATTCCATCATAGTCAGTAATTATACCTTTCAAATAACCGTCCAAAACGGTTGTTGATCCAGAACCAGGAAGTGTTGCTGATATTGCCTGAGTTACACCGTAACCAACTTGAATAGTTGGAACACCAGATCCAGTTAAGACATTGGAGAGGATTTGATCCGCCTTTGAGTCAATGACTGCAACTTTAATTCCGTTTGCCCAAGAACCAGGGTTTTTTGCAACAAATACTGCGTTTGAAATAGTGTTCTCATCATAACCAAGTTGGTTATAGTGAGTCAAACTCTTGATTTTAATATCAGTAGTTCCAGCACTAACAGCGTTTCTGAGATCGTCATCATCTGCTCTGACGATTCTCATGTTTCCACCATACGCTAAGTATGAGGAAGCAACCATCCAATGCTCATAGTGCTTATCGGTGCTATATGGCTCACCGAATGTATTGAGCAGGTCTGCTTCATTACTAATCAAAATGGGTTCGTCTACTGGTCCCTTTGCAAATGGGGCAACCAGAGCACCTACAGCACCGTTAGTAGCATCTACTCTACCTACGGTAAGGTCAACCTCTCTAACTACAATTCCAGGAGATGCTAAATTTAGCGGCATCTTTATTCTCCTACAAGTCCAGGATTAATCTGAAATTATTTATTAAAAAGGTTACTTTGAATGGGGAAACTATGCGTGAACAGTCTACCAGTCAGGATATTCCCACATTATTTCAACCTTCTTATTTTTCCTATTCTTCAAAATTCTTTTTTTTGTACATTCTTTACACTCATAAGAATATGCAGACGGAAAGGCACCCCTACCCTTTCTTGTTAAATAAAAATCTTCTATTAAATTTTTAGTTTCCCCACAAACTCTACATTCTCTCTCAAAAAATAATATATGTTCTAGATTTATTTGCTTATCTAGGTCCATTAATAATAATCCCACATATAGGAACGATCACCATATTCATCAGTATGCCACCTATCACCATCATTGTCTACAAAAGTGCTTTCGTCTAAACCATCAAGTATAAATCCAAACGGGGCCATGTCTTGTTCTATCTGATTTCTCTGCTCTTCATATATTCTCTTACGAATATCATTGTCAGTCATCTCCTTGAAATATTCTTGAGCAACTAACCAAGCAAAAATAACAAGACACATTGCTAAGTCGTCGTTACAACCCTCTTCTGCCTCAAAAGAATTATGACGCTGGGCAAATGTTGTAAGTTCTGATATAATGTCATAGTCAACAGTCAGTAACTTATCGTCTTCTAAGAAAGTCTTTAAGTTAGAACACCCCAACTTCTTTACCGCAGCAGTCATCCTCACACCCATCTGCGACTTCTTACCAGAGAAACCGTGTCCAACCACTTGCCCAGCACGACCCCTCATTGCTGCCATCAGCATATTTTCATATTCCAAGTCATAGTGTAAAATATTAGCAACTTGCTCACCAATATAATTAACTT